TGTTGTAAATGTCTGAACAACATCGGTCTTTGCTGTATCCGCATCATAAGCCTGTACTGTCGTCCATGTCATTGAACCATCAGCATCAGATGTTAAAGCCTGACCTGATGTACCATCTCCTGTTACATTTAATTTAGTCGCATTAACAGAGTCATCTGCCATTTTTGCTGTTGTTACATTAGCGTCTAATATTTTAACCGTAGTCACTGCATCTGTTGCAAGTTTGGCTGCTGTAACATTAGCATCTGTTATCTTAACTGTAGTCACTGCATCTGTTGCTAATTCCGTCGCACCTACAGCTCCTGCTACTATTTGAGCATTAGAAGCTGTACCACTTAGGTCTCCACCCATTGTTGGGTCGACAGTGCTAGATACAGCAGTAACATTTGTTCCATCATTATATATAAATTGTGTTGTGCTCGCGGCGACGGCAACTGTTGCGCCTCCTGCATTTTTACAAGTAATAATATCGGCTGTTCCGTTATTAATAAGGTATAACTTCTCAACACCCGCAGGTAAAACTAAATCTTGTGGTCCACCTGATGTACCTCCTAAGTTTAATCGTAAGTTCCGACCTGCTTGTGCGGCATTTGTGTTTGTTAATGTAAGAGTATAGGTGGCACTAGCAAATGTAATATCAGCTGAGCCATTAATCATCTCTTCTAAAGCCGTGCCTAGGTTGGTATTAGTGGTCGTACCCCACGTACCATCCTGTTCTCCGGTTCCTATGAGTTCAATTTTTAGTGGTGAATATGTTGACATTTTTTATTCCTTATCCTGTTACTATCTCTGTCCAATTAGGGACTTGAGTAGTATCTATTATAACCCAATTAGGGTTGTTAGTGGTAGGGGCATACCCTGCTAGTGTTAATGCGCCAGAGGCGGGTTTTCTTACTATACCTACCAATCTAGATGGAGCATATCCTTGTAAAACTATCGCTCCTGAGCTTGGTCGTATTACCGATCCTTCAGTTCTAACTACTACAACCCCTGCTAATACTAGTGCTCCTACACCTGGAGTTATTACTGTGCTACCAACTACACTAGGTGCGTGTCCTGTTAAGCTTAATGCTACCACACCCGGCGTCTTGAATACATTTTCCTGCTGTACTACTTGAGGAGCTATCCCTAGTATTGATATAGCCCCTGCGGGTGCCGCTGCTACTATTCCATCTATTAAGACCGGTACTGCCCCCACTAATGCTACTGCGCCTACACTAGGTGTCAGTCTTATGTCTTCTATTACAGTTGATGTAAATCCTACTAAGGCCAAAGCTCCTACGCTAGGAGTTATAATTCTACCGTATACTGAACTTGGTGCTACCCCTGCTAAAGCTAAAGCTCCAACACCTGGATATATGATTGCACCTGTTATTACTGATGGGGCAAATCCTGCTAAAGCTAAAGCTCCCACACCAGGAGTTATAATATTACCTAATACTACGCCAGGTGCTACACCAGATACAGTTATAGCGCCTGTTACTAGTGTTATAACATCCCCCTCACCCCATGGGCCAGAGCTCCAGGTATTTCGTCCCCAGCCGGTAGCCATAACTAGCCCCTTATGTTAAGGTAAATATGCCGGTAGCAGCGGGTAGAACCGTTAATGTATTAGGGTCAGATACTGTAAACTGTGTACTAGATAACTGACAGAAACATAAAAGTTTACCTGCAGCTGCTCCAGTTGAGTTACGTAATATTGCATACCTAATGTTAGTTAATGATGCACCAGAGGCAGTAAAAGCTACTCCCACTGCAGACATAGTAAACTTCAGCTGTTTAGCTGAAGCGCCTGTCACCCATTGGGCAGTTGCTGGCACTAAATTTTTACCGCCTGTTACATATCCGCCGGTTGCTGCAATTTCAGACGTTACCGAAGCATACGTACTGAGTGTAAACGTTGAAGCATTACTCGCTGTTTCAGAAAGTACCATCTTAAAAACTCCGGCACCTAACGTTATGGTGCCATTCCCTATATATTTCTTGGCACTGTTATATAGTTGCCATGCTGTTGCTGCCATGTTAAATCTCCTTAATATCAGCGTATGACGCGCCGGATTCTAAAATATGATGAAGTAGCCCGCCATATACAGCTAACTCAATTTCATCGCCTAACATTTTAATTAGGTCTATAAACTCTTGGGCTTGTGATACCATCCAAGGGTTACAGTTAAATATTTTTCCGCTCACGTTTACGGGTATAACTAACTGTCCATCATTTTCTACTTGTTCATATGCGTGATGCTTATTATCTTCACCTAAACATGAATCACATCCAAATAAATGGAATCGTTTAAAACCCAGCATTCTAAATAAAGGTATAGCCCTTAACAGAACCGTCGATCCACCTGGAACAGGCCACCAATTTCCATATTGCTTATCTAGTGTTTCTTGTAGCATTTCAGCTTGTGTGTGCCAGACATAAGTTCTATCTTTAGGTAATCCATTAAAAACACTAGGATGACACTGTGAAGCTATAAAATACTTACATTCTTCTACTATGGGTTGTGTAAATCTTGCATTAAAATCTCTTGCATCTACCATGACCATAGCAGAAGGGGTTAAACCATTGTCAATACACCATTTATAGGCGTTATTAATAGTTATAAGTTTAACACCTTTTTCCCTTAATTGCTTTATTTTTTCAAGATGCCCCACCACTGATGGTCCACCTCCTACAATCATTACCTCAATATCATTTGTTGGATGAGGCTCTACTTGTAAATAGCCCTGTTTAATGTTGTGTTCAACATTCCCTTTTATCTGCTCATCATCAGTGTTTACGGTACCTACATCAACAATAGACTTTCCGTCTTGCCAGGAACTCACATAAAATAAACATGTATTTTCTGTTTCGTGAGACCAATGAATAATACAGTCTCTTTCCTTAAATTTCTTTAGCCACCAATTGTAATCATGCACACTTAAATGTAATTTATGCCCTACTATTTCACCCATTACATCATCTACGGTAGATATTTGAAAAAACACATGCTGGCACGCACCTAAACAATTATCTAATACTCTATCGACATGATGAGGCCTAATATGCTCCATCACATCTGTACAAAAACCGTAGGCTGCTGTTACAGGTAAAGGTTGCGATAAATCAGCTTCTACAAACCTTAGTGCATGTTTCTGTGTTTCTAACATGGGTCTTATATCTTTGTCTAGACAGTTGTCTGCAAAGTCAACCAGAGTTACATCCATGTTACCAAAAAACGCAAGGTTCAATCCTCCTCGTCCTGTACCACAACCTAAATCTAAAACTGATGCACCAGGCTTTGGCTTGGCTTGCTTTAAAAATTCATGAGCTATACTTTCACCCGGAGCGACGTATCTATACTCTGGTATATCCCACATCATCTTATATAAATCTTTTTCTAAAGGTCTTTCGTTTGATACTTTTACTTCTGGCGCATCGGACATTACCGAAGATTGTGTTGTCATGTTAACCCTTTCTATTCAATTCTAATAAGTGCCGTCGTAGAAGTATTGTCTGGAAAGGTTACCGTTAATGTTTGAGCACTAATAGTTTTAACTTCCCCAAAATCTAAAACGCACACGCTATAATTACTTGAAGTCGTATTATATACTAAAGCGCCTCGTGCAGAAAATGTTCCCGTCCAAGTAGTCGTATCAAAAGACACATAAGCACTATTGGAGGTATTATCATATGCAGGACCTACTACGGTTAATGTATTTCCACCTGCGATGTATCCTGTACCTACAACTTCTTCAGTCGTAGTATAAGCCGTTGTTTCAGAATTTAATGTAGCGTCATTGGTGTATAAAGCTATTTTAAAAACATCAACATCAAAATCCATGTTACCGGATAAAAGCTGAGTTTTAAAGGTAGTGGTTTGTCCTTGTACTATTGATGCCATTATATAGTTCCCCTTGTACCTTTAACAGGCATTCTAGCTTGCCCACTTCTATAAGCATCACGAGTATTTTTACCATCACCAAGATTTATTAATTCAGCCATAGCTTCTTGATAACGTTTGTCTATCATTCCCATCTTCTCTGCATCAGTCATTAGGTATGTGTTTGCTTCCAATAACGCACCATACAGCAAAGCGGTAGAGTAATTATCACCCAACCAAGACTGACCACTAACGGCAGTAGTAATAGAAGTAGGATAATAAAAGTAATGAAGTTCAGCACTATAATTAGCATCAGGTGTGGGACCGAGGATAAACGTTGTATCATCGAAGATAGCATAGTATTTAGGTTTTCCATAATGTGCTACATCAGTATCAGGAAAAGATTCTCTGATAAAATTAACATCTTTGTTTAAAAGATAAGTGTACTCATTAGTAGCTGTATCAATAACCGCTAAACTATAAGTAGCTAACCAGTCTGCTGGGACATTTAAGTATTTATTACCGAGAGTAATTGCACCAGTGTCATTAGCTCGTAAGTCAGGTAAATTAACAGCATTAAATATGCGGTTCTCTGCCTGAGTAATAAAGGTATTTACATCAGCAACAGGATACGAGTTTTCTGTGTATGACTCTATCTGAGCCACTAATTGTGTGTAGTTCATTGTTTATCCTTATGCCATAGGACCGCGAGCTTTAATTCCCTTTGTAGCTGCGCCATTGCCTCTAGTGACAACGCCAGATGTTTTAACATTTTTCTCTGGGTAGCCTGCTACGTTAGGTACAGGTACATTTTGTGGTTGTGTATATTCAGTCATTTCTTTCTCCTAAGTTATTGTTATTGTAACAGTTCCTACTACTCCAGAACTTACTAATTTATTAGAGGTGAACTCGTTAGCTGGAGGTCTAGCACCACCCACTGGATTCCATCCCCATTGTATATCTCTTGACCCTGTACTGTTGTTATCATTATAACTCTGGTCTGGTCGTGGATCACGCACCGCTTGTGGGTCTTCGACCGGGTACATCCCTTGCATGTTCTGTGGTTGGTCTGGGTTCCAACACTCGGTACACGCTAATATGTTTGTCTTAGTCTTTCTTACAAATAAACTTTTTAATGTCTTTAGTTTATATTGAAAGCCACAAACATCGCAGTCTGCGATAGCATTCTTATTAGAGGTGTACTTATTGCCCATTATTTACCTTTTAAATAGTTCCTATCTACGAGACCACCATGTTTCATTCCGTGTTTAGCGCCTTTCATCATTGTACCATCTGGCATCTTATGAACTGCTCCACCTTTAGCTTTTTTTACTGGTGCATACTTACCTCTTTTCATAAGTTTATCAAGAGCATCTATT